AACTGAAAAGAAAACCTTTATGAAAAATCCAATGTTAAACGATATGTTAAATGAGGTAGCTGATAGTGGTGAGTGGAGAACTCTGAATGATAATGAATTCTCATCTAATCAAGCTCAATCATTTATGCAGGGTGGTTCTACTTCAGTAGCACCAACAACTGATATAGATGGTAGACCTGTTGATACTAACAACCAAGAAGTAGCAAACGTAATGGGAGCTATAACAAAAGATTATTCTCAATTGATGAAAGCGATTGATAAGAAGAAGGGTAGATAGTGATGGCCAAAGAGAGAAAACGATTTTTCTACAATCCTATAGATTTTAAAAAGGATGTTGCTGTTGGTGTTAAACTACCATTTGGAAAACCGAATGGGTTATTTAGTTTATCATATACAACTGAAGAACAGGCGATATCTAATTTAAAGAATCTATTATTAACTAGAAAAGGTGAGAGACCCTTCCAACCAACATTTGGTTCAGATGTGTATTCTCAACTATTTGAAAATATAGATATCAATCTAAGTGAAAGGATTTCAGAAACACTCTCAGAAGATATAAAATTTTGGTTACCTTATATAGTTATTGATAATATAGATATTGAAACAGAGCCCGATAGAAATTTTGTAAGAATTCAATTAAGATTTAGGGTTACTGAGCAAGGTGCAAATCAACAAATAATATTATTCGTTGACTCAGCTGGAAGTGTAATAGAATAGGTTTAAGATATGGCAAATAAAAAGAAATCAGATTTAGTACAAAAGGATGTATCGTTAATCGGTAGAGATTTTGGTGAGTTTAGAAAAAACTTAATTGAGTTTTCTAAAAATTACTTCCCAAACACTTACAACGATTTTAACGAATCATCTCCAGGTATGATGTTTATGGAAATGGCATCGTATGTAGGTGATGTGTTATCATTCTATACAGATACACAATTAAGAGAATCATTATTAAGTACAGCCGAAGAGAACACAAACTTATTTAATATTGTAAACTCATTAGGATACAAACCAAAAAATATTATACCAGCATCTGTAACAATGGATGTGTTTCAACTAATACCATCGACTGGTGTTGGTGATAATGTAAGACCTAATTTTGATTATGCTATGACAATAAATGAAGGTATGATTATTGGTTCAGCTGAGTATTCTTCTGTAGAGTTTACAACAGTATCATCAATTGATTTTGCGTTTTCATCATCATTCGACCCAACAGAAGTTTCAGTATATCAGATAGATGAGAATACAAACCTGCCTGTTTACTACTTAATAAAGAAACAAGTTAAAGCTACAAGTGGAAAAGAGAAAACCAAAAACTTTACTTTTGAAGCTGCTAAAATATATGATAAGATTAAGATTGAAGAAGAAAACTTAATAAGAGTAAAAAACATATCTGATTCGGATGGTGATACTTGGACTAGAGTTCCTTACTTAGCACAAGATACAGTGTTTGAACAAATTGATAATAATGAAGATAATTCAACATACCTACATCAGTATAGTGGTGATACTCCTTATTTATTAGAATTAAACAGAGTACCTAAAAGATATATTACAAACTTTGAAGATGATGGAATTATGGTTATTGGATTTGGTGCTGGTATATCATCAAATGCAGATGAAGAAATAATTCCAAATCCTGATAATGTAGGTTCAGCTCTTTATAAAGAACATCAGAACTTAGATACAACATTAGACCCATCTAATTTCTTATACACCAAAACATATGGGGTAGCACCACAGAATACAACATTAACTGTTACTTACTTAGTAGGTAATGGTATCGGTGATAATGTTCCAGCAAATGATTTAGTAGATGTTATATCAACTTCAACTATGTTTAAAAACGAAATAAATCTAAATAAAAATTTAGTTAAATTTTGTAAACAATCAATAGCATGTTCAAATCCAAACGCAGCTGTGGGTGGTAAGACTACAGAATCGAAAGAAGAAATTAGACAGAATGCTATGGCATTCTTTGCAGCACAGAATAGAACTGTAACTAGAGAAGATTATGTAATGAGATGTTACGCTCTTCCACCACAATTCGGTTCAGTAGCAAAAGCATACTTAGTTCAAGATTATCAATTAGAACAATCTAAGGTGGATGGGCAGTATATCAATACTGAGATTCCAAATCCATTAGCATTGAATTTATATACTTGTGGGTACAATAACGAAAAGAACTTAACATCATTAAATGAAGCAACTAAATATAACTTAAAAAATTACATATCATATCATAGATTATTAACTGATGCAGTTAATATAAAAGATGCACATATTGTAAACATTGGAGTTATGTTTGAAATTATAGTTCTACCTGAATACAATTCTAACGAAGTTTTACTAAGAGCCATTGATAGATTAAAGAGTTACTTTGATGTAGATAATTGGAGAATTAATGAACCTATTAATTTATCTAAATTGTATGTTGAGATTGATAAAGTAGATGGTGTACAAACTGTAGTTAGACCTGATAAGCAAGGTAAGGGTGGTTTACAAATAGTTAATAAGTTTAACGGAAATTACTCACCGAATAAATATAGCATACTTAACGCAACTAAAGGGGGTATAATATTCCCACCTAAAGACCCATCGATATTTGAAGTGAAATTCCCAAACACAGATATTAGAGGACAGGTTATAACACAATCTTTCTAAAGAGGAAACACTATGATTTACAGAATATACGGACAAAAAGATACTACGATTTATGAGTTAACTACTCGTAAAGCACAAAATACAGGATTAGATGAAATCTTAGAGGTTAGTAAAGTTTATGAAGAAGGTATATTAATGGGTAATACTAGAATATTATCTAAATTCGATTTGACTGAAATATCTAAATCGATAGTAGCAAATGAAATACCATCAACAGCAACGTATCAACTAAACCTAACATCAGTTAAAGAGGATGAAGTACTATCTCAGTATGAATTAGAAATCTACCCTATATCACAAAGCTGGTCTGAGGGTATAGGTCAGTACAATGATTCTCCAAATGATTTTAATGGTAGTTCTTGGGAACGTCGTGAAGGTAACCTATTATGGAATGTAGATGAAACCCAAATCTTTAATGGTAAGGCTGTTCAACAAGCACCTAAATCAGGAGTAGTGTTATACGAAGGATTCACAGAGGGAAGTGGTTCAGCTAAGTTAATAGATAAGATAAATGATTTTAATGGTAATGAACCATTTACATTGATAGAAAACGAAAAGTTAATTATATCAGCATCTAATTATGCAGGAGCTACATTAGTATTTCCAGCATACCTACAAAATGGTATTAACTATGGTGTACAATTCCAAATAGACCCTTCCTCATTTGATGATGTAACATTCAGAATAAAAGACCCTAATGGTGTTCTTAAAACTGAAGGTGATTATAGTGGTATGGTTGGGGCAATAACAGCATCATCAACACAATCATTTGATTTATTATCAACCGATGATGGGGTGCATGAATTACAATTCACATTCTTTGATGGGAGTGGTGATGGTACTACAACAACTGGTTCGTTTGATGAGGTTTATGTTTATCAAAAAGAAGGTGATTTATTAGTATGGGATACATTTACTCAGAATGAAGGCAACTTTAAATTAAGAAACAGAGTTAACCATACTGTAGATTCAAAGGTTAGATTGTTTGCGTCAGAATCTAAATTAAATTTATACGCTAGTGAGGGTGGTGCAGATGCACAATACTCAGTAGAACTTGAGAAGGGTGTTAACTATCAAATATCATCATCTTTAACTCCAGGTGATTTCAACCAAATAGATTTTACAATATATGATACCGATGGTTTACATATGAGAGCTGGGGTAACTGGGTTAGTACCTACATTTACCAATCCAACAACTCAATCTATATCATTTACACCTAAAAAGGATGGTAATTATATATTCGCATATACATATTTCAACCCATCTAATTCTCCTATGACTGGTTCAATGGATGATTTTAAAATAACATATTCGGGTAGTATATCAACAGCCGCTATATCAGAAGCGGGTTGGCACAGGAACTCAGGCGGTTCGACTTGGTACACATCATCTATTGATAATACAAAGTATTCACAAACATTTAGTAAGTATAACACTAATCTAAATACAGATATTACAAAATATGTAACAGATATTCTATCTGGTTATAGACCAAATGATGGATTCTTAATTAAAAGGGAAAGTTCAAAAGAATCTGATACTCTAAGGTATGGTTCATCTAAATTCTTTTCAAATAATACTCATACTATATATGTTCCTACTTTAGAAGTTAAGTGGGATGATTCTTCTTTTGATACTGGTACACTAAAACCATTATTAGCAGATGATATTACATTATATATGAAGAACCTAAAAACAGAATATAAAGAATTATCAACATCTAAATTAAGAGTTGTTGGTAGAGAAACATATCCTAAAAGAAGTTTTACCAATACGGCACCATACAACCAAATTAAATATCTCCCATCAACTACTTATTACCAGGTTAGAGATGTAGAAACAAATTTAGTATTGATTCCGTTTGATACAACTTATACAAAGGTTAGTTGTGATTCAACAGGAAACTTCTTTGATTTTAGATTTAATACATTACAACCTGAGAGATTTTATCAATTCGAATTTAGAGTTGATAGAAGTGGTAACAAACAATATTTCGATGGGTTCATATTTAAAGTGGTAAGATAATGGCAGCAACAAACACACAATCCAATACAACAGTAGAGCAGGAAGCAGTTGACCTTAGACCTATAAAACGAAATAGTTCTAAACAAATTGTTTCATATGCATTAGAAGAAGATTCTGATAAAGATTATGGTACTAATAAAATACCAGCAGTCTACGAAGGATATGATATGGCTGTATATAGACGTACATTGGATACGTTATCAGATGAACTATTTGAAACACCATTAGAACCATCAATTGAGATAGCTAGCCAAACACCAATCAATGAGCAAGATTTATATGTTCAGGGTATTTCTATCAAATCGGTTATTCAAGAAGAAGGATTTGATGATGTGTTTAGTGGTAGATATGAGTTAACACCATCTGCTCCATCTTGGAGAGATGTGCAGGGTAGGGGTTATCAAAACTCACACTATAGTGGTATATCGTACTATGAAAAGGCAGTTAGAGAAGATACTGAAGGGTATGTTAGGTGGGCTGGTTTTAAAGAAATCCCATGGGATTTGGCAGTATATGGACCACCACTTCAAGATGGTGGGTACATAATCACACAAGAACTTAAAGATTCGGGACGTGATATACAACTTAGTGCAACTGTTGGGATGAAACAAGGTAATGATAATGAATGGACTGAAATATACCAATATGTAGATATTCATCTTAGAAGAACACCAAACGCACCATCTTGGTCAGCAAAACGAGTAGGTGGACTTTGGAGTTCTGCTAATGGGCCTAGATACCCAATGCACAATTTGACTTTTAGAGTAAATAACAGTGGAATGCAAGTTGGTGATAGGTGGGAAATCAGAACCAAAACTGGTTCTAGAAATAAATTAAACTTTATATATGGTGATAAATCTATATTTGAAGTAAAAGTATTAGAACCAAGTTCGGATATGCAACCTTGGCCGGAATCCGATGGCGCAGATGTGGTTACTGAGACAGGCACAGCTGCAGGAAATCAAACCGCAACTAATTCAAGGTAATAAGATATGGCAATAGATAGATTCCAAAATAAAGATTTATTAGTAACGGGTAAAGTGCCTGTAGAGAGAGTACAAGTGTATGACTTAGCAGACCATGCTAATTTAGAGAAATCAGATTTATACCTAAATGTTGTAGAGAATGGTTCACGAATGGAATCTCATATCTACTCTGCTGATAAGTTGGTTAAAACACTTGAAAATACCGTATTGAATTGGAGCAATAATGTAAAAGATGATGAACCACAAAAGATAAATTTCTTAATACATCCTGAAAGAGATATTAGATTAGGTGGGCTCGAATCAGGATATTATAGTATTGTTAATAACTTTCTAAAATCAGTATCACCTACAATGAAGGTGATAAACATAAACTCCGATTCAACCGAATTAGAACTACAAATAGAAAACACATCTGGTAAGGCTGGTTTAGTAACGTTATTCAACCAAATGAATGGTCATCCAAATCAAGATACTAGGATGCCAAATCTTGGATTGAATTTTGGTAATAATGAAATATCAATGATAACCGATGTGAGTTTTGCTAATAATCCAAAAATAGGTGAAATTGAACAAACCATATCTCATCCGACTAGTACGTTTGAAGATGCAGCAACATTCTTTTCACCA